TCATCGACGCACGTGACTGGATCTTCACGCCAGCAGCGTACATGCCAGTGCTGTCTCCGCTACCGTACGTGTTTGCAGTCGCCGTGATACGGAAGTGCGGATGCGGATTGACCATGCGTCCACCATCCTCACCGATCAACAGCGACTTGCCCTCAAGTACGGGCTGCAACGCCATCGTGATGTCGCCCAGAGCAGCATCAGCCTCGTCGATCAAGAACACGGCTGGACGCTTCATCGCCTTGGGCAACACGCCTTCCTTGAAGTAGCTCGTACCTTCCGTCACATCGACCTTGCCGATCAGGTTGTAGCGCGAACTTTCCTTGTCACAGTTGAACCTGTACAGTTCCGTGCCAGTAACAGCGCACGCTTGTTCGATCAGCGTTGACTTGCCCGAACCAGTTGGGCCGCCAACCCAAGACCGTACGTTCTCTTTCCATGAGAACAACAGCGACGATAGCGCCTCTACGTCGAACTTGTAGTGCGGATCAACCACAGGCACGTCCTTGTTCGTACCAGTCCAAGACCACGTGGTGATGTCGAAATCGAGCAAGGGGCTTCTGATCCCGAACACCGTACTTGCACGCTGAAGCTTGGCGACGGGAGTTGGCTTATCATTCCCGTCATCATCCTTCGCTGGCTCGACGTTGTAGTTGTTCGCTTGTGCAGCCACGACCTCGTTACGCAAGGCAGCGATCTGAGAGTTAAGAGTGTCACGCTCTTTCACGATCACGCGTATGTCAGCAATCGAACCCTTGGACGCCTTGGATACAGCCATGTTCGCAATGTCGATCATGGTGTCGTCCCATCTGGTTGTTGGCTGCGGAGGGACTTGCTTGGTCTCTGCGGGTTGCTCAACCTCGTCGTCCTCGCCAGTAGCCTCGAACTCGACGTACTCGCTGATGTCCGTGTCAAATTGTTGATCGTTAGGCTCGTACGTAAACGGCCAACATGGTACGTCTAGCTGCGAGTGATCCATTGACAGTGCATTGCATATCGTAACGAACGGTGCTCTTACACCCATGTCTACGTTAGCGCGTTCTTGTTCGGCGAACTTCGCAATATCGGATACCCATATCGCCATGCCTTTCGCAGTCATGGCACGTAGGATTTGCGAGGGTGCGAACTTATCAATCTTCTTGGACTTGGGATGGACGCTGTTCACGATGTCGCTGGCGCGAGCCGCGTCAAAGATGTGATCCCAGTCGGGTAAGTCTTGTGTGTTCGCCTTGATGATGTCGCCAAAGATTGCGGCGGCTTCACGTGATGTGTGGTTGTCAAGTATGTGTTTGATAGTTGTCATATGATACCTCTAATGTTGATGACAAGTTGCGTATACGACACAACGAACGTTGTGTCAAGTTGTGCCAACGATTAGGCACAGCAAGACCTCCAAAGCTTTTGGCTTCAGAAATCAAACCTCTTAGATCCAAAGACCCCTTTAGGGGTCTTGAAATTTTAGTGTGTGTGTGTGCGTAATTACGCTTGCGTGGTTACACGTGGGCGTCCGTGCATTATTATTAGTGCAAAGTTTGGCTATGATATTCCCAAACTTGTTTTGCAACTTCGCCGTTTGTATCCACAGGAAGCACGAGCAATTTGTTATCGCGCCTCGCAATTTCGTATATCGTTCCGACGCCATCGAGGTCGCCCTCGACGTCATCATACGGCCCAACGAATAACATGTCGAAAGGCCGTGATTTGTTTGCAGCCACGAAAGCGGCTGCGTACTCGTCCGCGTTGTAGAACTTAAGCGGCGGTGTCGAGACGTGCTGAATAGCACGCCCCAACATGATCTTGGCCTTGTCCTCGGAACAGTTCGATACGATAACGCATGAAGAGTTTTCGTCATCCACGAACACGAACAATGATGGTTCACCCATGTGTAATACTCCATGTCTAACCACCATCATGCCACGTCAGACGCCTCGGCGTCGTCCACTTTCGGAACCATCAACGTAAATAAAGTACTTGACCTCTGCATTGCGTACTGCCGAAACGACATCCCGCTTACGTTGATGTTGACACGCTGGTCGCCACGACCCTTGGTTACGTAGATCGTGACACTTGCTCGACCTTCGCCCCAGTCCTCGATCTTGCAGCGGCCCGAGATCGTCATACGGTGGCCAGTCGGTAGCTTGCGTACGTTGATCCCCAGCAAGTCGATCATCGGCTGCACATTACGCTCGTGGAAGTCGATCATAGACTTGTCCGCTGCGTAACGTGTTACAATCCACGAGAACGTGTGCGTAGATACGGTTCCAATGTGTTTCATTGTGATGCCTCCAATTCATGCGCTTGCACGTCTTGTGTCCAGTAACTTTCGCTGCACTCTTCGTTTGCTGCGAGGATCAAGTCAGATAGCGTGGAGGCGCTCACGTCCATGTCGTAAAACTCGTCCGTAAGAAGCTTAGTCAAAGACGTTACCGCTTTTTCTTCGGCTTGCTCTTTCGTCATGCCGACGTGTACTTCCGACCAGCTTTCGTCGTGATCGTAGTGATGCGTGACTGTGATGGTCACGACTTTGATTTTTTGAGATTGAATACTCATGTGTGATTACTCCTGTTTACATGAATGAAGGTTGAGGTTGTGACGTCCAACGCATAGGTTGTTTGAACGTCATTTGTTTGTGGCGATAGTACTCGCGGTATGCTTGTACGGGCCACCATTCGGACGTCTGGCATTGTCGTTGCCACACGCCAAAGCACTGTGGATGAGACGTGCGTTTGCCTTTCGGAAAACACTCGTCGTACTCATCCGAAACGATAGCGATCATAAACAGGTTCTTGAGCCTGCTGTCTGTACCGTGAACGCCGTTAAAGCGCACGGAATACTCGCCACACATTTCTTGGAACAGATCCAACGCCCACTCGAAGTTGGTCTGGTTGGTTGCGCACCATTGCGTACATGGATGTTTCGCGTAACCAGAGTTGGGCGTAGTCTTGAAGAGCGTTTTGCTGTGACATGCTGCGAACTCAGGCATGTGCTTCTGGATCGCATAGCACAGCATCTGCGCCTCTTCGGTTATCATCTTGATGACGTGCTGATCGCACATCACCGTCGGTATGTCGTACGGATCGTCCGCAAGTATGAAGCGGTTCATTACGCACCCTCCTTGAACGGAAAGAGTTCGAGCGCACGCGACTGTGCTTCATCAAACGTGTCGAACACTTCCGAGCCTCCGTCCTTGAGCACTAGCTCCCATTCGCCTAAGCCGTTTGTGCATTGCACGATCTTGCAGTCTGGCTCGACGTGTACGGTGTCGCCATTGCTATCGACCTCGCAATCGAGTTGCTCTGTGATCCACGCCATCGCTTCGGTGATTTTGTTCCAATCCTCGTCGTCGGTTGGATCGTTTGGCTCTAGCGCGAGTGATCGCCAATGCTGAAGCGCATCCCAGACAGCCGTTATGCAAGACGCTGGGTCGTTCGCGGTTGGGTTGTTTGATACGATAGCCATTACGCGTCACCTCGCTTGATCTTTGCTGACGCCATTGCGCGACGTGCTGCACGATTTGGTTTGGGGTTGTTGATGTCGTGAGACGTGATGCGACCGTGACCGCGACCTGACTTGGAAAGATTGCCTTTTTGTAGGTCTGAACCCACGCCTGATTTGATTTTGTTTGTTGTGTTACGTGACATGTTTCCTCCTTGTTTCACGTTGTCGTACGGAAGCCGTACGGGATCGGGCGACGCTACTCGCCCTCACCGATATGGCCTCATCCGTCGCTTGCGAATATCTTTGCGATCTTGTGGCGGTTGTACGTTTCGTTACGCTTGATCTGCCGTCTGTCCTGCTTGCCCGTGCCACGGCAGGAGAAGCACGTGCCGCTGTGGGTTGGCTTACCATTGACGAACGCGCCCCATGCGTATCGGCCAGAGCCTTTGCATTTGACGCACGTTCCTTCACGCTCGTTTGGTTGCGATAAATCGTACATGCCTACCTCCTATTGCGGTGTTACTGGTGTGTGGATTGCGAACGACGGTATAAACACGCATGAGCCGTGTATGATCCGTCCTTCGGGTGTTCGCGTGAACGTGCCACAGCCTGTCATCCAGTTGATGACGATTATCGTGGTCAAGAGCGCGAACAGCGTGACTACGACAAAATCCTTGACGCTGTTGCGGCGTGCCATCGCCTTGGCTTGACGGCGCGTCATTGTCTGATGCCCATGAAGCGCGTGAACGTGCGAACGAATGTTTCCTCGTCTGCTGCGTCCTCGAACTCGTCTGGAGCGTACGTGTCGATGACACGTGGTGCGATTTGTCCGAGCGAGACCCAGTTGTCGCATGGATCGTCGTTCAAATGCGCTGGCGTGGTTGGTGTGTGTGTTTGCTTTGATGACATGATGTTTCTCCTTTCGTCATACGTTGCAAGGGCGTGCCAAAGACACGAAAAAACCCACCATGCGAACATGGTGGGCTTACGTCGTGCGTTTGTCGTCCGTGTGTTAGATGCGCTCGAGGAACGCTGCGAGTGCGGCTTTCTCGGCGTTCGTGAGTATGCGTCTGCTCGCGATAAGCTCGCGTGCGGTTGACTTGGTGAGCTTCGTGCTCGCGGTAAACGCGGGTGCGAGATCCGCTTGCGGTTGCGCCTTCGCCTTGGCCTTCGCCTTGGCCTTGGGCTTCGACGCCTTCGGCGTTGCGTCAGGCGCTTGCGCGAATTGCGCGGCGAGCTTGCGCCAGCCGTCGATTTTCTGCGGCTTGTTGGCGTACTTTGGGTTCGCGGCGTAGGTGTCTGCGCGTTGTGATGCGAGCGTGGCTGCGTACTGGCGTGAAATGTGCCCGATTGTGACGAGCGAGCGAAGGGTTGATTTGCTTACGTGTGAAAGATCCATGAGTTTTCTCCTGTGTTTGGATCACCTGTGCAGCAGGCACTGGCCAAGCTCCAAAGCAGAGCTGGCAACCCTCTTTGATCCAGAGACCCTATAGGGTCTCGTCGCTGTGTGGGACGACTGTGTGTACGCGATCACCTAACCTGCGGGTATGACATGCGAACCTCGATTTTCCGCCCCGAAGGGAGAACAATCCGAAACGTTCCAACTCCGTTGGAACGACCTCGACCCTTCTCAGGGGGCAAAAAACCCTTGTAAAACAAGGGGTTTTTGGGAAATCCGCCGAAATCTTGCCCGATCGGGTGAAGGGGGCGGGGGGATCGTCCCGCCGATCGTAAATTTTTGCAATTGCCATTGCCACCCTCTCGCGGACTGCGAGCAAAATTGAAAACGTCAGGAGCAAACTTAATGCCAAACAACCCGAAGGGCCGTATTAGCACGCAAAACGGCAAGAAACTTACGCCTTTACAGGTAGCAAACATGCGTGCTGGCATGTATCGCAAGGTAGAACGCCAGATTGGAGAAGCACACAAGGTAGTTATGGGCGAAATAGGCTGGACGCCTACGCAGGCCCGTGTGTTTGCCACCATGCTTAACAAAGTTATGCCCGATCTTACGGCACAATTCGTACAACACGAGCATACGCTGGACACAGACCCCGAAAAATTAAGCCGCGCACAGCTAGAAGCCATAGCTTCTGGCGTCAACGAGATCATTGAAGCAGAAGTAGTAGAAGAAGATCAATAATGAGCATCACACCACAAGAAGCAGCCCGACAATTACTCAAGTTAAAGAACGCAGAAGATAACTTTCTGGGTTTCGTCAAGCTAATGTACCCTAAATGGGAGTTACCAGAGTTCCACTTAAAGATGATCGACGCTCTAGACCGCCTAGAGAAGAATAAATTGACGTCACATTTCGGACTGGAAGAAGCAGACCGACGCAAAACAGAGAAAGTACCCGTACGCAACGTACTTATCACCATGCCGCCACGCCACGGCAAGTCTACGTACGGCTCTGTTATCTTTCCTGCGTACTTTATGGCGAAGAAGCCCAACAGATTTATGATGTCCACATCATATAACAGTCAACTTGCGCAGGACTTTGGACGTCAAGTACGGGATATGGTCAACGAACCCCAAGTACCACAGGTTTTTCCAGACTTTGAAATGTCCCAGGACAGTCGTGCGGTTGACCAATGGCGTACTACCAGCGGCGGAGCCGCGTACTTCATAGGAGTTGGAGGTACAACCAGTGGTCGAGCCGCGAACCTACTCCTACTAGATGACCCACTCAAATCAAGAGAGGATGCAGAGAGTGCGACACAAAGAAACAAAATCTGGAATTACTATGTATCCGCTTTATCCACGCGTCTCCAGCCTGACGTCGATAATATACCCCCTGCCCAAATCGTCATCCTTACCAGATGGCATCCCGATGACCCAGCAGGCCGACTTATGCAGACAGAAGATTGGAAAGAGGGGCGTTGGCTTCATATCAACTTCCCAGCTATTTCCGAAAGCCCCATACGTGGCGAACAAGGCAAGGTTTCTAGAACTTCTCTTGATCCTTCTGACCCTAACTTCCTCGCGCCCAACGAGGCGTCCAAGATCAGCCCAAGCAAACGATACATCAGACAAACAAAGCGAACAGCCCTCTGGCCTGCACGCTTCCCAATCACAGATCTCGACAGAAGGCAGCGCCTTAACCCCAGAGAGTTCGCGTCCCTCTACCAGCAAACGCCGTACATCGAAGGCGGAAACCTAATACGTCAACATTGGTGGCGAACCTACCCAGCAGACATGAAGCCAGAACGCTTTAACTCTCTAATCATAGCAGCCGACACCGCTTTCAAGGTAAAACAGGACAGTGACTATTCCGTAATGGCAGTCATAGGTCTCGATACTACGGGCGACATCTACATAGTAGACCTAGTACGCGACCGTTTCGAGTTCCCCGAACTCAAACGGCGCATGATCCAACTTAACAACCAGTGGCGAGGCAAGGGTCTTAGAGGTATCTATGTAGAAGACAAGGCATCAGGACAATCTCTTATCCAAGAACTCAAGCGAGAGAGTGGCGTCTCAGTCATTCCGTACAAAATCTCAACTGATAAAGTTTCACGCCTCAGTGCCGTACTGCCCCTAATAGAAGGTGGGCGAGTATTCCTACCAGAGCAAGCTAACTGGCTAGACGAGTTTTATAACGAGTGCCAATCGTTCCCATCTGGCACACACGACGACCAGATAGACGCCCTATCTATCGGCCTAGACGTACTCGCCAGAACACCAGCAACAGGCGAATATTATCAGCCTCCATCCTTTCTTCCGTCAGAGAAAAACAGTGTCTTTGCGCACAAGTCCGATCTCAATGGCGGACAGTGGCGAGGATGGGGTGAATAGGGACGACTAACCCCAGAAGAAAAGCGTAAATAGTAGCATGACGTTGACAACTACACACTACCGCGCAGAGTACGTTCCAGACAATGATGGCATCGTAGTCGATCTTTCCGACCACGCTGACGCATTGATGAACTATGACGATATATCTTCACGCCTTTCGGCGGAGCAAGAACAGCGTATCGTTGATTACGTAAAAGCTGCCATGCAAATGTCGTATGATCGCATAGCGCGTCGATACGAACATTGGAACCAAGCAGACAGAGCACACGATGTATATGTCCGCCCAGATGCAACATCATTCCGCGAAAAGGCCGTTATCGCGGACACCAGAGCAATAGCTGATACGGTACTTACGTATCTTATGGCTGCTCTTACAGGCCGTAACCCTATGTTCCAATTGGAGGGCTTGAACCGCAAATCTCGTAAATCATCGGCTATCATCGAACGCTTACTGCATCAGCAGATGCGTCGAACAGCAGGGGAGGCACGACTTGCCCAACACCTTTTGGACTGTATTCGGTACGGATACGCACCCACGAAAGTTACGTGGAACGCTCAAAACCGTACAAACGAAATCACAAACTTCGACCCGCGACGCGTATTCCACGACCCCCGTGTCCAGTGGGGAGATTGGGACAAGATGCAATACATCATCTTCTCCGATTACTCTTCCTTCGATGCCTTGGTACAAACAGGAATGTACCCAAAGCTCTTGGAGTTCCCAGCCCTCAGAAACCGCCTCACACCTCCTGCTGGTGGGTGGGACGGACATAGATGGCATCAAGAAGCTGGACGAGGATTAAGCATAGACCCAGCCGAGCGCAACAAGCGCGAAAGCGGTGGCACATTCTTCACTCTTGGTGATAGCAGAGTAGTAGACGAGTGTTGGCTACGCTTGGCAGGTTACGAAATAAACATGCCACAGCTAGATCATGTTTGGCTTTGCGTAACTATTCTAGACGAGAACGTAGTAATACGATTTCAACTAAACCCATACGGACGCCAGTTCCCAGTAACTATAGGTGGCCTATACCACGACGCACACAAAACATACTCTCAATCACTATACGATTTACTCTTACCACTTCACGACATTGCAACATGGCTGCTTAGATCGAGGATCGACAATGTGCAGGCTGCCCTGTCTAACCTTATCTTCGTTGATCCTACACAGATTGCCATAGGCGATCTTATAGACAGGAACCCACATGGCTTAGTCCGTACCATGCCTGGGGCAGATGTCGGTAAGGGTTTATTTATTGCGCAAGTACCAGATGTAACCAAGGGACACTGGAACGATATAGAGGCCATGTCAGGTCTTAAGCAAAGACTTTCTGCCGCTTCGGATGCCCAGCAAGGTATGCCGACAGCAGACGGGATAAGGACTGCCACTGAAATTCAGCGTCTGACGCAGCTTGGTTCCCAGCGTCTTGGCGTCCTATCCCGCGTTATCTCATCAACCTCGATACGACCACTGGTACGCATGATGGTTGCAAACATTCAAGACTTCTTCGATCCAGAAGGTTCTATCCGCATCACAGAGAACGATAGTGCCTCTATTGTTGCTGATAAAGTAAAAGATGGATACCTAGACTTCAACCTTCCAGAGATACAGGGCGACATCGACTACCTCGTAGTAGACGGTACTCTACCCCTCGAACCCACCCGTAATGCCGAAACATGGATCAATATGCTTAAGATCCTCAACGAAACAGGCATGGCTATGGAGTACAACGCTGGCAAGGTAGTAGAAGAAGCAATACGCAGCATGGGCGTATCAGATCTCGACCAGTTCAAAATATCTAAAGAGCAATCAAAAGATGGCCCAACACCATCACAACAAATGATGTTGCTCGAAAAAATGCGTGGCGCATCTGTGCAGCCACAGCAGAACATAGAACAGGAAGTCAAGAAAGGAAACTTAGTCCCAATGAAGGAGGGTCGCAATGAACCCAAATAGTAAACTTTGGGAGACTAGCGTGGACAGTATCATAAGAGAATACGTAAACGCACGGCTCGCAGAAGAATTAAAACCAATACGGGACGACATAGAGGCTCTTCGTAGTGCAATATCACGAACAAGAGAGAGCTTGCAGCAAGATGTTGGCAACATAGCAGGTCGAGTAACAAATGCTGAAGATATACTTCAGATGTCGTCAACTCGCGTAGCTCAGTTGGCAAAGCTTGGAAAAGAGAAAGGTGAATAATGGCACGCACACGCGTACCCAGTGAACAGTTAAACTTTAGGAGTGCGAACACAGGTACGCACCTTCTCGACACCTACTTAGAGGATGCCGAAAAGGGCGGTCTAACGTTATCTGCTCTACTAAGTAAGATATTCGATGACGCCACTGGGAACATTGATACGTTTACATTTACCTACGACAACAGTCTTGGTAGTGAAAAACTGTTTCTTAAGATCGGCACGGACGGAGCAAACAACGAGATAGCTTCGTTTACTCAACTCTTTTCTGACCTCAACAATTTCAAAGCCACGGCTCTTGCCGATATGGAGGTCAAAAGGCTTGATGCAGAGCAAAGCGCATCAGAAGCACTATCATCCGAGAACGCTTCTGAGACTGCACAGACAGCCGCCGAAACTGCACAAGCAGCAGCAGAAGCAGCGCGTGATCTTTCGCAAACCTATGCGAACCAAGCTTTCCAAACAACACCAACCGTAATTCAGCAGGGCATTATTATATCCCAGCTATACGGAGGCCTTTTCAACGGGAGTACCCTAGATGCCTAATATATCAGTAGCAGACCAACAGTCTTTAGCAGACGAGCTATCCACAAGGCTACAGGCCTTAAACGCATCCACACCAAATGCTGATTTAGTTTATCTAACTCGCATGATCGAGATTTTTAACGGCAACGCGAACCTTAGTGCCGTATCAGCCGAAGGTACAACACAGATTAACGCTGTTGTTGCCCAAGGTAATACTGAAGTCAGCGAGCTTCAGACAGAAGGTTCAGCCCAAATCGCTGCTGTCCAAGCAGCTAGTGCAACAGAGCAAGCGGCTCTCGGTGGACTTCAGACGAGCATCACATCGGCCTTAAACGCCTTTCAGATGTCTCCGTCCAAAGTCTTTTTCCTATCACAAAGTTAAGAGGATAATATGGCAAACGGATTACTAGGAAAGAAATTAGTCGGAAGCCGCGACACAGAGGTTGTATATACAGTACCTTCTGCAAAAGTGGCGACCTATAACGTAAACGTTTTAAACGATGGTGCAGTAGCAGCCAACGTAAACTTGTACATTACTGACAAGACATACCAGACAGGTGACTTCGTAAATTACGACGCAACACCTTCAGATGCGTCAGTGGTTTATACGGCAACAGATACAGCAAATACGCTGGACTTAATCGGTACTGTGTCTAACAGTCTTGTTACAGACATGAAGACAACACCAGTGGAACCAGCGGCAGCGAACACTGCTTCTGATCCAATCGTTGCAAAAGAAATCTTTACCTACAACACAGCACAAACAGTAAGCGGCGTAGACTACCATTACTTTGTGCAAGACAGTAACCGTAAAGGTAATCCTATCTGGTTTCATAACGGTGCGGATATGTACCTTCGATCACCCGACGACGGTGCTGTATACACCCACACTCAATATGTAACGGACGGTGGTTCGTCTACAACTTCTGCTTCCAACTACGGCATGACAGCAAGTGACAACATTCTTTGGGCTACGAACCAAGAAGGCCCGTTCGCAATGGCGTACGTACAGGGTGTTCCTGGGCAGGCTGGTGTGTTAGTTAATACAATCGCAGATTGGCGTTCAACCGCCGCTTCGTACAACTCAGTGTTCACATGGGGTCTGGGTCAGATCACAAAGATTTCTGGTGTTAAAACCAATGAAGAAAGGTTTATCGTTGGAACCTCAACAGGCTTTAACTACATATCAAACGACGATACGCCAGAAGCACAGTCAGAGTTTACATCTAACTCTATGTCACCGCCAACAGGCGTAACTGGTCACATGATTGGAGCAACAGCAATTGCAACCGACGCGACAGACGGTAAGATTTATCTTGCTTACTCAGGCGGCAAGGTAGCATACGCAGACTACACAACTGCTTCACCATTCCCATTAACAGGCTACACGGTGTTTGACTTCCCAACAGGAGTTACAAACGATATGGTTGTCGATGTTCGATCCGAAGGTTCTAACTTCGTACTCGTAGTATCTGGCGGTCAAAAGTATAGTTCGTCTGACCTTGGAGTAACTTGGACGCAATCCAAGCATTACGCTAAGTTTCCAGTGGGCATGAGTGTTGCTTCAATAGGTGGTTCTAATAAGTTCCATGAGGCTACATATAGCACATCTGTAAATGAGCTTACCTTTGTCCGAGGCAGAACTTATCGCATTTATCAAATACTAACTGGCAACAACGGACACCCATTAAACTTCTCAACTACTGCCAACGGTACACATGCTGGAGGTACAGCATACACAGACGGTATGATCTGGCAAATGGGTAATCCATCATCTACGGGCGACTACACTTCGGTCACAACAAACGTAGCTGATTGGAACAGCAACCACGCAACTTATAACGGTGAAGCAAGAGTGATAGAATGGACAGTACCATCAAACGCGCCAGACACACTCTACACTTACTGCTCCAACCACTCAGGCATGGGACAGGCCGTATCAATCGTAGACGAGCCAACTACTGATCCACACGACGATCAGACTTGTTTGGCGACAACAACCGTCTGGACTGAGGACAACGGTGACGCAAACCGTAAGTACGATCTTTTCTTCAACGGCGAAGACTATATGCGTGAGAAGCGTTTCTTTGCACTTCCTCAAGCAGACAAGTTTGACAAAGCAGAAATCGCTTCAAACGAAATTTTAGAACGTACGGGGATTATGGCTTCGGCTGGCGAACAACTGGTCGTCACATCAGATCAAGACAACATTATCGTGCGAGTTTACGGCATAGAGGAATAAAACATGGCTAAGAAAAGACGCAGTTATCAGATAAACAGTGGTGACTACAATATTGCTGGTGGGGGCGGGGCGCCGTCAGGCA